GCTGACGGTTGAAAACCACGTTGAATAAAAGCCGATATGGGTAAACGATAAAAGACAGCACCGTTTTCCATGATGGCATGGAATAATATGGCACGTCCTGTAAGTGATGTAATACCGAAGATAATACAGTCTTCAACTTCGCCTTTATGTTTTTTAAAGTCATATAAATACTCCTTTTTTATTTGCGCGTATTGTACAGGTATATTTGCATTTAAGTAAGCCATAAATTAACTTTTTATGTTGCCCCAATTAAGACCTTTCTTGTAATTAACTTTGTTAGGAATCTTAAGCGGAACAGCTGTCTCCATTATTTTTTTTACTTTTTTTGCAATGTTATCATCTTCTACAGATAGACACAACTCATCATGAATTTGTATCTGCGGTAAAATACCTTCAGCATATAAATTTACCATAGCTTGTTTAGTCATGTCAGCTGCTCCACCTTGAATTAATCTATTCAAAGCTTTGTATGTAAACGCAGGTTTGTAATGTTTTGTGAAATGATCCATGTAATTTTTAGGTATCTTTTCTTCTTCATATAGCTCAGTTATTTTAGCTTTGTAAGCTGTGTGAGCATCTTCTTTGGTTAAAATTGGTACAGGAGTGTATCTATTTAATTTTCTGTCCCATTGTCTGTCTTGTGTTTCCCACTTATTAAATCTGCAAAATCTATCTTTTAATGTAAATAATAACTTATTGTCTTCAGCAAACTGTATTAGATCTTGTGACAGTCTTCTAACAAATGGTGCATTGCTGTGATACATATTAAATAATTCATTAGCTTTGTCTCTAGTTAGATTTAATTCTTTTGCTAATTTTATTTTACCCATACCATAAAAGAGTCCCAGGTTAATAGTCTTGGCCATGGTCCGTGATATCTGAGCCATGTCTGCTACAGCTTGGTGAAAGTCTACGTCTTTGTCAGGGTCCTTGTATGCTTCTTCTATCTTCTCTAAACTTTCTATTAAGTTAATAGGTAACTGTTCTTCATCTGCTTTAGGTTCTTTGTCTAAATATATTTTTAATGCGTAGTGTACTACTATCCTCGGTTCCTGTTGTGAGTAGTCAAACGATCCCCACGTACACCCATCGTCAGGTATAAATAATTCTCTCATCTTCTTACCTATAAAACCTTTTGATGGTATTTGTTGTAAGTTAGGGTTACTCATTGAAAATCTACCAGTTACAGTTCCACCATCGTCAGATCTAATTTGATTAATATCTGCATGTATTCTACCCTTGTGGACAAAACCTAACAGACCTTCAATAAAAGTATTTTCTGTCTTATCAAAGTTTCTAGCTTTGACAATTAATCTTAAAAAGTGATCTTCGTGTGTAGATAAATAGTCTTTAGGAAGTTTAGGAGTAGTAGATTTAATTGTTTCTGTTTTTATCTTTCCATCTTTATCTTTTATTACATTACCCTTTTTATCTTTAAGATCTTTTATTTTATCTTTAGTAGTTTCGTAGTTAGTTATTTTTCGGTGATCTAACAAAGCTTTAATAGAAGATGCTGCCCATATTTCTATTCGAATATTAGTTTTTCTAGCAATATAATTTATAATATTATTTTTAGTTTTTTCTAAACGTTTACCAAATGCTTTAGCTTTTTGGACATCTATCTTAACTCCCTTGAACTTCATGTCAACCAAGCAAGGAAATAATTTAGTTTCTAATTCAAATATCTTTCGACATGTTTTACTTTGTTTTGTTCCGTGGTCCGTGTATAATACTTCGTCTAATTTTTTTTCAAATATATTCCATAACTTTAATGTTAAGTTAACATCTTGTTCTGCATAATCTTTTACCAAGTAGTATGGTAGTTTATGCATACTTGTCATTGGATCTTTGATCGTGCCTTGAGACCACTCTAAAACTTTTGCAGCCATATCATATTTATATTTAGATTCTTTTAAGTAATCTTTACTAATAGAGTCTAACGAATATTTCATTCTAGTCTCATCAATAACCGAAGCTGCAATCATGGTATCAAGTAATTCTCCTTGTAGCATCTCACCAGTAGATGCTCTGATCCAACATACGTCGTACATTGCATTGTGAAATACCTTACGTATATCCTTGTTTTTAAACAGTTTTTCGTTCAAATAGTCCCATGTTTCTTTGGTATTTAAGTTGTCTGTCATGTGATGAGCAATAGGAAAATACAAAGTTTGTTTCTTAGTAGCAATCGCTATGCCAGTTACAAAACCTTCTTTAGCTATCCTACCTCCATCAGATCTAATTGCACCAAGGCCTTTTGTTTTTAAATTAGGATCATATGTTTCTAAGTCAATCGCAACTGTATCTATGTCGGTTAAATCTAGCTCACTTAACTGTGGAATGGTACACATTATTTATAATCCCTTTCGATAATCATTTCTATAAAATGAATTGCTTTTAATAAATCTTCTTTCTTTCCCTTGTGAGGATGCCTGCATAAATATTTTATAGCACATCCTTCTGGAAAAAGCATCTTGTTTTCAATTACAAATTTACTCGGTTGAATTTTAAAATTTTGGTAGTGGGACCCACCAATTTGTTTGTCATATGGTTTGCTCATGCTGATCTTACTCCTAATATTCTTTTGGTTGTTGATGCGAGTTCCCAGTAATCGAAAACTCCTCGACTGTATGCTGTATATGCTAATCTTAATTGTGTGTGGAAGTCTTCTCTTCTAGTCATAGTATGGTCCACAATAACATTATCAAATGTTAAACCTTTTACTTGATGTACGTTGCCATAAAATATTTGATTAGGTATATCGTTATTAAATCCATTAGCTATAACTCTTTTTATATATTGTAATTTTTCTGCACCACCTGATATTTCACTAGGTACACGAATTAAATCAAAATCTATATATTGTTTACAATCTGGTTTTAATAATTTTAAATTAATTAATTCATCAATTGTATATTCTTTCTCTATCCAATTTTTAAAATCATATTTACCTTTGCCATTAGGTATAACTTTACTTCCCATGTATTTCCAAAAAGCTTTAATCTGTTTAAGATCCATAGGTTTACCTTTGACAAAGTCTGGCCAAACGTAATGTGAGTTTATTTCTTTTTTAGAAGCGTGAGGTTTAGGATCTGCACTCACCATGCAATATTCTAAGCCTTGCCTAGATAAAAATCTAGTAACACGAGCATCACTTGGTTTACCTCTGTAAGTAAATAAAAAAGTTTGATTAGGATTATTTTTTATTTTATTTAATAAAATATCTAAGTGAGTAGATCCTCTTTCTAAATAAGGTAAACGATATCCCTGTCCTTTTATTGTTTCACCAACGTGTCCTAAACCATGTTCTTTTCTGTATTTAGCAGGGGTCCAGATTCTATGTGAGTTCCATTTGTCCCACACTGGCATGATAATTGTTTTACATTTTGTATTAATAGCTTCACTACATCTTAAACCTTCAGCTAATTCATGATAAGGTTTAGAAGCTAACTTATGAAAGTAATCTGGATTTGATCCTGCGTACTCAAATAGTGTTTGATCAGCATCACCAATCAAATAAAAATGTCCGTCTTTTACGTTAGTAGCCATTTTTTCAATAGCTTTAGTTTGTGGAATATTACTGTCTTGACACTCATCTATAATAACAGCATCTACGTCAGGAGCTTTAACACTCGGATCTATAAACCTTTCAATCATATCTGTAAAATCTTCTTTGTTATTAAATTTTTTATATTCTTTGTAAGTTTCAAATAATTCTTTCATTACCTGTACATTGTAAGGTTTATATGAATCTTGATCACACAGTCTCCAATATTCATCATACGACAATCCTCTTCCTTTAGCATCAGATCTAAATCTATAAAGATTATGTTTATCAATGTCAGGATTACCATCTAATCCAAAACGTCTATCGGCTTGAATTAAATTTTGGTGATCTTCTAATTTTGTTTTACTTAATTTACCTAACAAAGATGGTCTGTTTTTACAGTAGTGATGTATTGTTCCTATAGTTTCTCTCAATTCTTTTTTAGTAATTTGATTCATTTGTGGCAATTTTATAATAGCTTCTAAAATTTGTTCAGCTGCTACATTAGTGTGTGACAGTATAAGTATTTTTTCATAACTATATTTAGATAACAATTCTTCATATAACTTTGTTATGTATTTATGAGTCTTACCTGTCCCTGGAGGACCTGCAATAAATCTAGGCTCTATCTGTTTCGAATGATTCAATCAACCCTCCTTCCCCTTCTTCATGGTATTCTCCTTCTATAACTATATCTTCAGTCATAAGATCTGGACTTTCAATTTTCCAAGACACACATGATTTTCCAAGATACTTACCTCTATGTTTTTTTGCGTTAAGAATAGTTTGCATTTTTAATACAAGATCTACACGTTCCATATTTATCTTTTGACTGTGTAAGTAATCTTCAAAATTGTTTAAATTAAATTCTAAAAAATTCTTTTTCTGATTAAAGTATGGCATTTGATAATTAGCTAATTCTTTCTTGTGAGTAAATGCTTTAACTTTATTAATGTAATTACTAAAATATTTTTTAAATATTAAATTGTTATCTGCTTCGTCATCCCAGTCATCTGATTGTGTTCTAGAAGAAAATTTTATGTTCATAATTTCTTCATATTGTTTAGGTGTCATTTTTGGAATCCAAACTTGTGCTTGAGAAATAACGGCATCATAAAAAACTTTTTGATTCATTAACGTTTGACCATCTACAATAATTGTTTTTTTAAATGATTTGCCCTGTAAGACTCCTTTGACATCTATTTTGTATCTATTAGATCCATACTGTACTATGTCGCCTATAGATTCATCAGCAATTTCTTTTACTTCAGCAAGAGCTTTGTCTTCCGCACCAATCCAACCAAATATATGAGCTACGGATTGTTTTTTACATTCTAAAATTTCTGCAATCTTAGGCATTCCAAATTGTCTTTTAGAGTTTCTAGTGCTCGATCCTTTATTTTGTCTGCTGTCTGCTTCATCGTCATTAGAAATTTCTGCAATTTGATAGATAAAATCATTTATTTCCGCATCGTCCCAATCAGTTTGTTTAATTAAAACACCTGCTATTGCTGTACAATATTCATCTCTTTGTCCTTTCACTGCATACAAAAGAGAAAGAGCAGTAGCTAACGCTATCTTTCTTAAAATTTTATTTAAGTCGCCTACATATTCGTTAAAACCTTCGTACTTTTCCCATCTCACATATTCAACATGTTTACTATGTAATGAACCTGGAACTATACTGTATTGAGATTCTCCACTTCTTATTTCACATAAACAATTTCCGTGTGAAGCAAATTCAACATATCTTGTAAGGTCGCTTGGTAATTCAAATTTTTGTTTTGGTAATGTATGTTTCCATAAGTAATGACTAGATGGATTGTGATCTCTTCCAAAAATAGCATCACATTTTCCTAACCATAATTTTGCAAATTCTTTTGCTTTAGGATTGTCTATATCAAAATCAACTAAACCATCTAATCTTAATCCTAAACTTCTGTCTAAATATTTACTTTTCCATTCTTCTTTCGATAATATAAAATCTTTAGACTGCCATCCTTTAGAGATAGCTCTGCTACCATCACACGGGACTAAAATATAATTAAGATTATACCAATCCTCGTATGTCGTAGGTTCCTTATTTAATTTTATATCATCAACCATAATATTTTCCAGGCGAGCTTAGTCTCCCTTGCTCGCCCAGTTCCTAGGAATTATAAATTGATTGTTTTCTTAGCTGTTTCTTGTTGTTCCGGTTTTACTTGTACAGCACCTTTGCCAACTTTTTCAGCAAAGCTTTTTGCACTTTCGTAAATTGATTTATCTTCAATAGGTCCAACTTTAGATACATCCCAACCAAACCATGTTCCTTTGTCATTTGACATTTGAACGGTTTTTAAATTGTAAATGTGGCTGTAAGTTGGTGGTGTAAATAAACCATTTTTACCTTGAAGTTTAATCCCCATCATTATTGAGTTCCATTTTCTACTAACTTTTAATTGAGTAGCTTTCATGGAAAGCAAAGCTGATTGTGGTGATTTACCCAAAACAATTACAAAATGATTTGCAGTGTTTTCTAAGTAGTTACCATTAGGAAGTCTATCTTTAAAAGACTTATCCCTAGTTGTAGTACTTACAATATCACTTTCAGCGTTATGGATCGCAACTGGTGCGCCTCTGCTGTCTCCTCTGTCTGCCCATTCTACATATTTTCTTTCATAAAATACTGGCAACACATCAACTCCTTTAGTGCCATCAAACACTTCGTTTGTGACTGAGTTAAGAATCATGCCTGGTTCTGCACCTTCAACATATTTCCCATCTCTTTTGTTAACTTCAGGAGATAATTGTCCTAACACTTTCAAAAATGGTAATGCAAGATCATCTTGTCCCATATTTTGAGAGCCTTTGTCTGCATCAGCTTCAAACATATTTGTTGCTAACGCGCCTGCTTCTTGTTTTTTAACTATATCGTTCATGTTTATTGTTTCCTTTTTATTGTTGTTTTATTTCCAACGAATACGTTGAAAAGTTCGACGGGCATATCTTTGCCGTTTTCTATTCGCTCTCGAACTAGCGCTTTGAGAGTCATGGGTTCAACCTTCAACTTTTGTGTTGGTTGATACCCACGCTCTGCTGCAAGGACAGCATAATCTGCCGCCTTGTTATCCTCGTTACGACCAAAAGATACCGAGATCTCATTCTTAATAATATCTCCTAATCCGTTGTCCCGAAGCCATTGAAACGCAGCATCTTTATTTGCAATTGTAATGCTTGCGCTATAATTTGGTTTTACATCTACTGAAGATCCATCCATAAGTTTAAGATGAGATAAACCCATCTCGGCCATCATAGTCGGAATTACTTCTGCAGATAGATATTCAAATTGTTTTTTAGAATTTTTTAAATTATCTTCTTGTAGTTCTATTCTTTTTTGTAGTTCATTTAATTTATCTACTTGGTCAGCTAATGACTGAATATTTTCTGTCTTATCTAACATCTTGGTTTGATCATTTTCAAAGTCTATGTTACTCATCTATCTTTCCTTTTTCATATAAGTTAATTTCAATAGGATAATATTTTCTTTCTTGTTTATCCCATTTTAGTAATTTGTATTTACCATTAGTCATGTCAGAAACTATAGAACATGTTACACCAATAATTGCAGGATCACCAGTTAATAATAAATAATC